ACAAGCTGCTTTATACCGCTACTGGTGAGATTCAGGTATATGCTGCTGATGGCAAAATAGCAACTCTCGGTAGTGTTGACGATACCGTAACAGCTTCAAGTGTAATAGGGCTGTTAAAAACACTCATCGCTAAGGATTTCGCTACCGAGACTACGCTTGCTACAATGGCTACTGAAGCAAAACTAGAGGCCGTTAGAGTTCTGCTTAATACAATATCAGGGCTTGATTTTGCTTCTGAAACTACACTTGATGCAATCAAAGACACTGACGGAATAAAGAAAATCACAGATAAGGTAAGCACTATTGTTGCAGATGGTGACAACACCGCTTTAGGAACTACAACCGATGCAGACACGGCAAACACAGTAATAGGTATTCTCAAGGCTCTCAAGGGAAAAGACTTCGCCACTCAGACGACACTAGCCACTCTTGCAACAGAAACAAAAGCCGAAGCAATCAGAGCCTTGCTGGCTACTATCTCAGGCATAGACTTTGCAGAAGAGACTACTCTATCAGGAATGAGCGGTAATGTAGGCACAACTAGCGACACAGACAGCGACACGACCGTAATTGGCAGACTCCAGAAACTCATAACCGATCTTGGCACGCTTGCGGATAGCAAGACTCTCTCAGACATTATCACGGCTATTGACTACGAGTCTGGCATAAGTGCAACTGGGGCGATAGGAACTATCACGGCAACCACTACGGCTTCGGCTGCTATTGCTGGCGGCACGGCACTGGCAAACAGAAAGGGAATGGAGATACTGAACAACTCTGCAAACGTAGTCTATTGGGGATACACGGATGCAGTTACGACCGCGACAGGTATGCCTATAAATCCTGGTATCTCTAAGACTTTTGAGTTCAAGCCTTCAGTTGCTACTGCAATCTACGTCATAGCCGCTTCTGACTCTGAGCTTTATATCCACGAATGGAAGTGATGCTACATGATCTCAGTTAAAAACGCTATCGGCTTCGATGATTACGCAGTCGGTGTCGCGTGGGATTACAACGCAGAGTCTCCTACACTTCGCAGGTGGTTTATGGCTGGCGGCTTCGAGCAGACAATAGACTTCGATGCTAATCCGTTTAATCACCTTGAGCCGTTCAAATCTATGATACGTCAGAATCAGAACGATGCAGGCGAAGTCACGGCTAGGTTTGGAGACGCTTCATATGCCGAAGATGGCTCGAATGGTCAAGTAACTGTGCCGATAAATTCATTCTATTACCGCAGATGGCGAGACACTGCGAATCACAGAATGATTATGGCGGTGTCACCAAAGGGGATAAATGGGTTTAAGCTGCATCCAATCGGGATAAACAACTCTGGCAAGCTGATACCGCGAGCAAACATCTCGGCCTTCGAGGGTGTTGCTCAAAAGATTGCAGACCTTTCATACTACGAAGATGCTGATGACGCTGATCCTGTTGCTCTCGATGATTCACTGTATATGCTGGCTTCGGTGGCTGGATACAAACCAAAGTCGTATCAATATCTATCCGAGAATAGAACGATGTGCAACAACAGAGGCTCAACGTGGCATCAATACAGAATGGTAGATCATTTTGCCATTCAAATGCTGAATTATATTGAGTTCGCATCGCTCGATTCTCAAGGATCTCTGGGGCAGGGAACAACCGCAAAAGCAAGCGGCACTTATAACCATGCCGAGAAAACTAACAGCAACCACGGTGCGTGGGCTTATTCGCTTGAGTATCCAAGTTACGGGGTAACAACCGACGGGCTTCACGCTGTTGTATACCGTGGTATTGAGAATCCGTGGGGAAATATCTGGAAGTGGTGCGACAATTGCATCATAACGGGTGATGGTTATTATATGGGAATTGGAGTCAGTCCGAATGATACAGGCGGCGGGTACAAGTTTATAGGCGAGAAACCACTCGGTTGGGATGGTTATGTATATAACTATTTCACAAACATTCTCAACCATCCAGACCTTGAATATGCTTTCTTCCCAAACAATATAACTGGCGGCGGAGCCAGCAAGTTCTTCTGTGATTATCATTATAGTTATTATCCTGGAAGAACGGTGGCTCCCCGTGTCGGTGGCGATTGGAATGCTAGTCGGCTTGCGGGGGTGGGCTTTGTCAGATTGTATTATTCTCCCGCTTATCGATATCGTACTGTCTCGGGGCGGCTCCTTCAGTTACCCAACTGAGCCATAATGGTTTTAGAAGGCTCAGCATGGTTTGGTTGGCGATTTAGTGGCTCCCCATGTCAGTGGCAATTGGAATAATAGTCTGAATGCGGGAGTGGGCATTGTCAAATTGAATAATTATCCCACTAATCGAAATCGTAATATCTCAGGGCAGCAACTCTGTGTATAAAAACCTGTATGAAATCGCCGACCGTGCCTCTTGGCAAAACATAAAAAACGTCAGATTCTGTGTTAGTAGGTTAATTCTCGAAAGCTCAGGACGGACACAGAGGATTATATGAAAAGATACGGTTATTTATGGCAGGAAATAATTGACTTTGACAATCTAATGCTCGCGCACAAAAACGCAAGAAGAGGTAAGACGTGGTATGCAGAAGTCAAGATGGTAGATTCAGACCCTTACACTTACATAGATAGAATCTACTGGATGCTGAAAGAAAAGACTTACAGAGTGTCACCATATGAAGTGTTTATCAGGAACGATACAGGCAAAGAAAGAGAGATTTCAAAGCTGCCGTATTACCCCGATAGAATCATCCAATGGGCTTTGATTCAAGTAATAGAGCCTATATTCATAAAAACATTCATAACCGACACTTATTCGGCAATTCCAGAACGTGGCATACATTTCGGGTTGCAAAGACTTCACACAGCCATGAAGAACAAAGAAGAAACACAATACTGTCTCAAGCTGGATGTCACGAAATACTACCAGTCAATACCGCATGACAGGCTTAAAGAATCTCTAAGACACAAATTCAAAGATCCAGACTTGCTGTGGCTGCTAGATGTGACGATTGATAGCATAGATGGCGGCATAGGAATCCCAATAGGAAACTATACCAGTCAGTATTTTGGCAATTTCTATCTATCAGAACTAGATCATCATATCAAAGAGAAGAAAGACCACGCTTTCTATGCTAGGTATATGGATGATATTATTGTCCTTCACAGAAACAAGAAATATCTTCACTATCTCAGGAAAGAGATTGACTGGTATCTAACCTCAAAACTAGGCTTGCATATGAAGGGAAACTGGCAAGTATTCCCGACATATAAACGTGGGGTTGACTTTCTCGGATACAGGAGCTTCGGAGACTATACACTGTTGAGAAAATCAACCACAAACAAGTTTAAGAATAAGATGATTGCAATTGCAGCAGGTAAAACAATTGGTGTTCTAAAAGAAAACTGCATAGCCAGTTATGAAGGCTGGTTGAAATGGTGCGATTCTTTCAGACTGAAAACAACGTATCTCGCACCAGCAAAGGCGGTGGTAAAGTGAAAACACAAGGCAGTACAATTCCAGAAACAATAGATATTCAAGAATACTTTGGCAAGCTGTTGGCATATTTGAGACGAAACATAACAGAAACATCCGTAATCCACGAAGATGAAACTGTCATAGAATACGCATACGATGAAGTCTGCATAGAACTCGAAGATGATACAGAAGACTTCTACCTGCCAGCAGACTTTTCAGATCCAGAAGAAAGCTACGAAGAAGTTTACATAACCGACTTTCTCGAAGATTGGGTAGCGGAAAACTTCGATGAACTGTTTGAACTTCTCGAAGCAGACGAACACGAAAAGACGGTTACAGACGTGAAGACTTATATCAACCGTCAGTGGCTAAAGCGTGAAGAGGTTAATCCTGGATATGTGAACGCTGGTATCCTTGCCCCTGAAGATGTAATAGACATCTAACTAGAAACTCAATGTAGAGCCGTCCCTAGTGGGCGGCTTTTTTATTGGAGGTCAAAATGAAAAAACTGCTTGTAATCGTGCTTTTGATTGCTCTTAGTTCTCTATCTTTTGCCAACATCATCGAGTTCTTTGAGAGCATTCCGCCAGT